TATTCTAAAACCAACAAACAACAGCAGTGTCATGGCTTTGCTTCAATCTCATTCACCTTCTTTTGCAAAGAATAAGAGTATGAAGCGCTAATTTTGCTATCCAACTAAAAAGTTATGATGTTGCTGGGAGAAGAGAAGACACAAATTGAAAACCAATAGGAAGAGTAAAGGACTGTTTTCTTCTTCTCCAGAAAGGAGGTTTAATGGGAAACTTTGTTTTATATCGTAACGGAAAAAGAACCGATATAACTGGATCAATAGAAAAGATAAGTCAGTATGTTGATGCTACTCAATTAGCTCTAAAACATAGATGGCAACGTATATATAAGCATGAAAGTGTATTTTCAAATGAGATACCTATTAAAATAGGGAGTGTGTATGATAATGAGGAATATATGACAAACATATATGATCATAGAAAAGTACACAAGAAAGAAAAGAAAAGAGCAAGCTATGAAGATAGGCAGTTCTATGTTGTCTATGACATGAATGACAATGTAATTATTGCAGGCACTGCTGAAGAATGCGCTAATAGGCTATCCATTGGATTAGCTAGTTTCTACTGCAAGGCAAGCAATCAGCACAGTGATAAATACAATGCAAGGCATCCTAGCACTGCTCCAAGAAAATATTATGTATATACTTTAAAAGATAAGGGGGAGTGAAATTAAATTGTTTTTTATTCTATTTGTACTGGTGATAGTGATTTATTTATTTTTCATTTTTGAGTAATCAGGAGGATTCTTTATGACAATTGACGAGACAAGAACATTTCTAAAATCATATAAAAGCATGGCTAACAGAGTAGAGTATATCAACAATAAAATGATTAATGTCAAATCAATTAGATATGACGATACTCAAAGATGTTCATATGGCGAGCCTAAAACTCAAAATGATTACATCATTATGAAAGATGAATACTTGTCTCAGATGCAAGAAATAAAGGATTCTATTGAAAGATTGAGCAGTATGACATATAGAAACATACTGTTTTATCGATATATAGAGTGTTTGAGTGTATATGATATTGCTGAAATTATGGACTATTCTCCAGCAACAGTAAGAACGTATATACTCGATGCAGTTAAAGAATTATCAGTTATTATGTGAAAAAGTCCTAATTGTTAATGATTTATACTAACAATAGTATGGTATTATGTAAATACATGATAGTCCATATAGAGCGATAGAGGCACATACAGCCTCTTTTTATTTTACCAGGAAGGAGAATAACAGATGAATGACATCAAGATAATACAGAAGCCTGTTGCTGATTTAATCCCTTATAGTCGCAATCCTAGAAGGAATGATGAAGCCGTTCCGATGGTGATGAACAGCATCAAGGAGTTTGGTTTTAAGGTTCCTATAGTTGTTGATAAGAATAATATCATCGTATGCGGTCATACAAGGTTTAAAGCAGCGCTAAAGCTAGGGCTTGAGACAGTTCCATGCATAGTAGCCGATGACCTCTCAGACGAGCAGATTAAGGCTTTTAGACTAGCAGATAACAAGGTATCAGAGAAAGCTGAATGGGATTTTGAAATCCTAAGCGGTGAACTTGATGACATTATCAATATAGATATGGATTCATTTGGGTTTGAGTCAATTGAATTTGAAGAACCTGAGGAAGATGATTCTGAAAAGGTTAATGAAAGAGAAAGAACAGGAAACGCATATAACCTTGATGAATATGATGAACTTAGAGCAATAGGATTCTATCAGATGCCTACACTTGAAAGAATTGACTATGTTCCGGATGATCTTGTTGGCTTCAATTATGTATTGAACTCTAATAGATATGAATCAGGTGTTCATTTTTATATTGATGACTATCAATTTGAAAGGATTTGGGCATCTCCTCAGATGTATGTTGATAAGCTGGCACAGTTTGACTGTATTCTTACTCCTGACTTTTCTCTTTACATGGATATGCCTATGGCCATGAAGATATGGAATGTATACAGAAGCCGTTTAATTGGTCAGATATATCAGGATAGAGGGCTTAGAGTGATCCCTACTGTATCGTGGGCTGAACCAGAAACATTTACTTTTTGTTTTGATGGTATTCCTTCTAACAGTACAATTTCAGTTTCTACTATTGGAGTTAAGCGCAGCAAGGAAGCCACAAAGATATGGACGCAGGGCATGGATGAAGCCATGAAGAGATTGAAGCCTAAGAATGTACTTGTCTATGGTGGCGACATTGGCTATGACTTTAAGGGCGCTAATGTAAAATACTATGATAATCATGTGACAGAAAAGATGAAATCAATGAAAGGAGAAAAACGATAAATGAGACTGAATCAATTTAGATTTGAGTTTAATCGAGTTAATTTTTTTCAATTGTGTGAAGGAGTGTGGATGTATAGAAAGCCCATTGAAATATGGCATGAAAGAACAGATGAATTAATCAGATTTAAGAGCGTTGATGAAGCACTAGATTATAGCGTTAATGGTACAAAAGTGAGAGAGATTATTGATAAGATGGAGCATCTTCCTTTAATTGAATTGAAAGGTGGAAGAGGTGCGTCTAGTGATACATCGAATAAAACGTTTAAATTTGGACATGCTAAAACAAGTTGGGAAGGTCAAAAGACCTTGCTCCCTGCTAAAATGAACACAAAAATTAAAACTAAAAGTCCGGAAGATGCTATAGCGTATTTCAATAAAGAACATCAAAATTCAGATCATGAGTGGTCTGTTGAAGTTGATGACCAGGGATTTATCCATCAATACAATGAAGGAAACAAGCATTCCGTTTTTGGAAAAGGTACTAATACATCAAGAAATAGAAAAACAATCATCGTTCATAATCATCCTAGTGGTGGCCATTTCTCTGATACAGATTTATTAAATACAGCATCTGACCGTAATGCAAATGGTATTATTGCTTCTCCAAGCAAGAAGAATTATTACTATAAATTTGAAAAAGGTTCTCATTTCAAGCCTAATGAGTTTTCTAGAGCAATCAGAAATGCACGAATGAAAGGCAAATCATATGATGATGCAGTAGATAAATGGCTTACTAAACATGCTAAGAAATTTGGCTATAAGTATAGCAAGGTAAAAAAATAAGCAATAGTAATAAAGGCAGGTGATAGCAATGGCAAAAAGTGAGTTCGCAAATATGACACCAGAAGAAAGAAGAGAGAACGGCCGAAAAGGCGGACTTGCATCTGTCAAGGCAAGAAGAGAAAAGAAGGCAATGAAAGACAATCTTGCATCGCTTCTTTCAATGTCTCTCAAATCCGGTAAGATAGCCGATGTAGACACAATCAAGAACTTTGCTGCATTGAATGGCAAAAACGTGACTGTACAGGATGCAATACTCATTAAACAGGTTCAGAAGGCAATGAAGGGCGACACTAAGGCAGCGGAATTCATTAGAGACTTGAGTGGTAACAAGCCTGGCAGTAGTCTTGATATCAAGTCAAATGGGCAGATAGTAATTATAGATGACATCGAATAAAGCAAAGCTTTCTGACATTATAGGACCAGCGTTCTATGATCTTCATAAATATGTTAAGACTAATGCATATACGCATTACTGGCTCAAGGGCGGACGTGGTTCCTTAAAATCTTCTTTCATTGGTACAGAAATTCCTTTAGGAATTATGAGAGATGCAAAACGTGGTGTAATGAGTAATGCCGTTGTTATCAGACGTGTAAAGGACACTTTAAGGGGTTCAGTCTATGAACAGATTAAATGGGGCATATTCATGCTGAAGGCTGAAGAAGATTGGGATATACCTGAATCTAAGTTACAGATGACATACAGGCCGACAGGACAACAGATAATATTCAAAGGTGCTGATAATCCTAAGAAGTTGAAATCTATCAAGGTGTTTGTCGGCTATGTTAAATACGTATGGTATGAAGAATGCGACGAATTCGAAACATACGATAAAATAACCAATATCAATCAGTCTCTTCTACGTGGTGGGCACGAGTATTGTGTCTTTTATTCCTTCAACCCTCCTGAAAGCCAAAGAAATTGGTGCAACAGGCAAGTTTTAGTAAAAAGGGATGATACATATGTCTCTCACACAACTTACTTACAGGCACCGCCTCAGTGGCTTGGGGAGCAGTTCTTAATAGAAGCCGAGCACATGAAAGAGACAAAGCCCGATAAGTATAAGCATGACTATTTGGGAGAGGTAACCGGTACAGGTAGTGAGGTTTTCACAAACCTTGATATACGTGAGATAACCGACGAGGAAATACAGGTATTCGATAGATTAAAAAACGGACTAGACTTTGGTTATGCTGGTGACCCATTAGCATATGTTAAAGCAAACTATGACAAGACGCGCAGGCGTCTTTTTATTTTTGGCGAAGTATATGGAACTAGACTATCAAATGCCAAGGCCGTGAAACTCATAAAAGAGATTAACCCACTTAATAAGCTAGTCACTGCCGATTCAGCTGAACCAAGAACTATTAATGAATTCAAGTTATTAGGTCTCAATATCATCGGTGCAAAGAAAGGCGCTGACAGTGTAGACAATGGAATAAAGTTCCTTCAGGACCTAGACAAGATAATTATAGATCCTATTAGATGCCCCAATGCTGCACGTGAATTCAATGACTATGAAATTGAAATGGATAGAGACGGCAACCTTAGAGGGGAGTTCCCCGACAGAAACAACCACACTATAGATGCGGTTAGATATGCTATAGAAAATGAAATCCTTATGAAAAAGGCAAGAGCAGGAAAGAGGAGATTTTAAAAGATGTATTATACTTTCACGATTCCACGAGAAGAATTCGACGAGACAAACATAGACAGAAGCATGATCCTTCGTCTCATTAGCAAGCATTATAGTATTCGTGCTCCTGAGATATTGAAGAATGTCGGCTATTACTTTGGTAAGCATGCCATCATGAACAGGGAAAAGAAGTTCAAGAACCAGCCGAACAATAAGATCATGGTAAATCATGCTAAAGATATATCAGATACAGCAACGGGCTATTTTCTTTCAAACCCTATCACATTCAAGAAGAATACAGAAGACGGCAATATTGACAAGCTGACAGGTGCTTTTGTTGATGCAGAAACAGATGATACAGATTCATGCAATGCTATCAATATGTCACGTGCTGGTGTCGCTTATGAGTATGTTTACTTATGTGAGCATGAAAGCAAGCTGATGACCAAGACACTTGACCCATTGTCAACGTTCAAGGTTTTCGATGCTTCAATTGAGCAGCATGAACTATTCAGTGTTTATTATTCGATTGAAAAAGATGATTCTACTGACAGGTTCAATATCATCGCAACAGTAACAACTGAGAACTATGTCACAAGAATCGGAATCACTTGCAATGAGGAATTCGAAAAAGGCGAGTTTTCAGAACTAGGTGAGCCTTACCCACATTTCTTAGGTGAGGACCCTATCATTGAGTATAGAAACAACATGGACTGCATTGGAGACTATGAACAGCAGATTTCTCTAATTGACGCATACAATACATTATGCTCTGACAGAATCAATGATAAGGAGCAGTTCATTGACGCAGTGCTTGTTGTCTATGGCGCTCTTTTAGGTGATGACGATGAAGAAGCAACAAAAGCGCTCCAGGCTATCCGTAAGAATGGTGTTATGGAACTTCCTAGTGATGCACGCTCTGAATATCTAACTAGAACTTTTGACGAGAATGCGGTGGAAACACTCAAGCGCTCAATAAAGGAAGATATCTATTCACTTTCTCATGTTCCTAATCTGACAGATGAAAACTTTGCTGGCAACAGTTCAGGCATTGCTATTCAGTACAAACTTTTAGCACTTGAGACCCTCACAAAGACAAAAGAGAGATATTACAAGAAAGGGCTTAAGAAGCGTATAAGAATGTTCTGTACTTACCTCAATCTAAAGGCAATTGCTGCTGATCAGTCAATGATTGAGCCTGTATTTACAAGGGGATTACCACAGAACCGTCTTGAATTATCACAGATTATTGCGAATCTTAAAGGTGTTGTATCAACTAAGACACTTCTTGCACTTCTTGACTTTGTTTCAAACGTTGATGATGAAATGAAAGAAGTCAAGAAAGAACAACAGGAAGCACTTGAAACACAGAAGCAGTTATTTGATACCGAAAATCAGAATACTCCTCCAGAAGATAAAGAAGAAACAGAGGAGCATGAGAATGATGATAATGATGATAAAGACAAGGAATAATAGTGTTCTGTTATGACTAACATCAAAAATATAAAGTACTGGGAGATGCGAGAAGCAAGGAACATGTACAAGGATATGCAGTTAGCTGAGGACTGTGCCAAAGAGTTGAGCGTAATCTATAGCAAGGCTGCAATCTACACTGCCAAGCAGATTGAGGGAATATTCAATAGATTCGCTTCAAAGCATCATCTAACAAGAGACGAGGCAATTAGTCTTCTTTCAGAGGCTGACAGCAGAAATTTCGAAAAACTGCTTGAAGCATACAAGAATAAGACAGGTGCTCAAAAAAGAGAGGTATTAGCAGAATTGGAAGCCCCAGCATACAAGAACCGTATGAAGAGGCTTGATGATATTAACAAGTCAATTAATAAGCTGATTAATGCCATTGAATCCAAGGAAAGAGATGCTATAGGGAAGACAATGCGACAGGTCTATGAAAGCAGTTATCACCATGCGGTATATGAAGCTGCAAGAATGAGCGGTCTAGATCTTCAGACAGGTCCCATTGATGAAGGCGCTCTTGAAACCATTCTGAAAAAGAAATGGTCAGGTCAGAACTATTCCGAAAGAGTATGGAACAATACTCAGAAGGTCGCTGATGCAATAAAAGAGGAACTCATGATAGGAGCCCTCACAGGAAAGACAGAGAAGGAAATGACCGACTCAATCAACGAACAGTTCCTATCAGGTAGAAATAAAGCTAGAAGACTTGTAAGAACTGAATCATCATACATTCACAATGAGGCACACTTTCAGGCTTACAAGGATTACGGCATAGAGGAGTATAGATTTGTTGCAACACTAGACCTTAGAACGTCCCAAATTTGCCGTGAGAGGGACGGAAGTGTATACAGGGTTAATGATAAGAAGATAGGTGTAAACGCCCCTCCAATGCACCCATGGTGCCGTTCTACTACTATTATGAATCTTGACGATGAAACTATGCATAATCTAGAAAGATTTGCTAGAGACCCTGTTACAGGTAAAAGTGTGAAAGTTCCAGTGGATGAGACTTATAAAGAGTGGCATAAGAGAATGGTTGAAAAGTATGGTGCTGAAGCAATCAAAAAAGAACAGAATAAGGTTCGCAAGAAGATGTCTTCTAATAAGTAGAAGATGGAAAGGAGAACCATATGGCAAGAGATGATTATCATGTAATTGTTTATCAGATTCTATCCTACCTGTATATGCAGCTAAAGCATGGGAAGGATATTGATGCATCACTCATAAGACATGACAGTAAATATCTGCAGATCAACAGAAAGTACTGGACTTATGTCATTGTGAATCTATTAAATGAGGGATATATCAGTGGGATAGTAATTGATAAGGATATAGACGAAAACATAGATATATACAATCTTGATAAATGTGAGATTACACCAAAAGGAATAGAATACCTTACTGATAATTCAACTATTGAAAAAGCCAAGCGATTTATGAAAGACTTGAAAGACATATTACCGTTCGTATAAGCCGACTATTTTTTAGTCGGTTTTTATTTTGCTCAATTTCAAGAAAGGAGAACCATATGGCTGAAGGATTGAAACCACATCATCACCAGTACTTTGAGTATGACTGTAAAAGTCATTTTGACAGCCGTAGGCACGTCATTGTTAAGAAGGTGACATATATGTGCATGATATGCGGAAAACTCTCACACGAGACATATGAAGAGTACTGTCCGCCTCCCAAGGAAAGAAAACCTAAAGCATTGATGAAATACAGAAGCAGACAGAAGAGCGGTTGATGTTCTTCTTTTTTTCTGTTTGTCCATAACGTGCATATGACATTAAAAGGTGCATGGATATAACAGTCATACGGACTATAAACGGAGGTATTAAATTATGGAATACATTAAGAATATGATGACTTTGAACCTTCAGCTTTTTGCGGAAGAAGGGGAAGAGGGGGAAGAAGATACAGGCGATGAAGGGAATCCCGATAATGCGCAGTCAGGTGAACCTGAAGATGATAAAGCCAAAGTAACAACCCTCACAGAAGACGATGTGGACAGAATCGTCCAGAAGAGACTTGCCCGTGCAAGAAAGAAGTGGGATAAGGATCATACGGAAGCCGAAAGGCTTAAGAAGATGACAGATGATGAAAAGAAGCAGTATGAGGAAGACAAGAGAAAAGAAGATCTTGACAATAGAGAAGCAGCAATTACTCGTAGAGAACTGACTGCAGTTGCCAAGGAACAGCTTAATGCTGCAGGAGTTCCAGCAGACATGGCTGACTTTATTGACTACACTGATGCTGATTCCGTAAATGAATCTGTCAAGAGACTCTCTAAAGCATTCAAGGGAGCGGTTCAGCAGTCTGTTGATGACCGATTAAAAGGGAAAGCACCTTTAGACAAGGCAAAAAACAATGTATTGACTGCTGAAGAAGAGAATGCAAGAAAGGCATTCGCGAATGCACTTAAATTTTAGAAAAGAGGTATAGAACATGGCAATTAACACATTAGAGTATTCAACTATTTTTCAGACTGAACTAGATAAACAGATGGAGCATCTCACTCTTACATCATGGATGGATGCCAATGCCGGACAGATTAAGTATGACGGTGGTGCAGAGGTAAAAATCCCTAAGATGTCATTAGTGGGCTTAGGAGACTATAACAGAGATGAAGGATATAAACAGGGTGCTGTTACTCTTGAATATGAAACATTCAAGATGACACAGGACCGTGGAAGAAAGTTCCTTCTTGATGCAATGGATGTAAACGAAACTAATTTTGTGGCATCTGCTGGCACTGTCATGGGTGAATTCCAGCGTTTACATGTTGCCCCTGAAGTAGATGCTTATCGTATTTCTAAGGTTGTTTCTGATGTTACAGCAAAGAAATCAACAAACATCCTAACAACTGCATTGACTGAACAGAATATTCTTTCTGAATTAGAAAAGGCAGCGGATACTATCCGTGATAAAGGATACCAGGGTGATATCATCTGTCATATTACATATGACACTTTAAGATTATTAAAGGAAAAGATGGTAAACAGCAACCTTACATCAGGTAAATTAACTATTGGAAATATCACATTAGATATCTATAAGCTTGATGAAATCACATTCATTCCTACACCAAAGAACAGAATGTATTCAGCTATCAAGGTTGATGCTGGAGCAACAAAAGACGCAGGCGGTTATACAAAAGGTGAAACTGCTAAGAATGTAAACTTCTTAATGGCGCCAATCAATAGTGTTATCGGTGTTACTAAACAGGACAAGACAAGAGTATTTGACCCTGATACTAACCAGGATGCAAATGCTTGGCAGATTGACTATAGAAGATATCATGACTGCTGGGAAAAGGACAACATGCTTGACCTAATCATTGCTAACGTCTCAGCTGATGCATAATGATCATTGTAAAAAGAATCAACGTTGAAAGGGCCATCCATGAGGATGACCTTCAGCGTTATACAGAACAGGGATATCGTGTTATTGAAGACAAGAAGAATGATGAAGATACTCCTGTAGAAAACAATGAAGTGACGGACCTCAACAATATGACTGTTGACCAGTTAAAGACTATTGCAAAGGAAAAGGGCGTTAGCGGATATTCTAGTCTTGTTAAAAAGGAATTGGTCGCAGTTCTCACTAAGATGCAGGAGGAGTAATCTATGGATCTAGTTGAGATTGTTGCTGAAAGAACAGGAACGAGTCAGGGGCGTGCAAAAATCTATGTTGAAATGGCAAAACAGCGTGCTCTTGCACATACAAACCGCACTGTATATATCACTGCAATGGATTTCTGTGTGGCTGATCTAGCATGTGCCATGTACTTCAGAGAGGGCATGGTCGGAGAATCATCACATTCAGAAGGTGGCATCACATCAACTTTTCAGTCTTCCACTTATGAAGATATTCTCTCAACTCTCAACAACCTGAGACTGATTCGTGCAGGAGGAATCGTTCACGAAAAGAAGCCGGAGGGGAATCAATGAGACTTTCAGCGCTTAAGAACTATCCTGTATATGAGCCTGTCATCGAAAAAGATGGTGAAGGTGTCACTACTGAAAAGTGGATCAAGAGAAAATCAATGCTTCTTGAAGTGTGGCCTGCATCCGGTAAGTTACAGGCTGAAATGTACGGTGAGAGACTGAACTACATTCTTAATATGATTCTTCCTAAGAATGAGGATGATGATTTCAGACCCACTGAAAAGTGGGGTGTGAATGTCTATAATCAGTCTACTGATGAACCGGATTACAGAATCATCAGCATGAAGGAATATAACAGGCACTATCTCTATGAACTGGAGAAGATTATTAAATGAGCCTCAATGGTGCTAATGAATTATTTAGAAAGCTTCGTGCTATAGATGCCGTTCTTGAGAATCCTGAACAGGTTCTAGGAAAGGCTGCGGAAACAATCAGAAGTGGTTGCGTTCTTGAATGCCCTGTAAATAATGGTGAATTAAGAAATTCCATTAAGACAAGAGTTGAAGGCGACAAGGGATATGTTTATACAAATAAGGCATATGCTCAATATGTTGAATTCGGAACAGGTCGAAAAGGTGCAGCAGACCATGCTGGAATATCTCCATATGCACATCCTTCTTATACTATGGAACCTTGGTGGATTCCTGAAGAGAAGCTATCAGAAGAAGCAATAAATAACTATCATTGGGTAGTTATCGAGGTTGATGGAAAGAGATATTACAGGTCGGATGGACAGCCTGCACAGCCATTCATGTACCAGGGAGCAAAGAAGACTGAAAAGAAAGCAGTGAAGGATGCTGGTATTGTAATCAGCCAGTTAATTGAAAAGGATTAAAAGCATATGAACAACATTAAAGGCAAAGTATATAAGGCTCTGACAGATGAAGGCCTTGAAGTCACTGATATCTATCCTAAGGACTGGGCAAAGCTTCCAGCAGTTCAGTATGTTGAGGAAGATAACAGCGTGGCAGAATGGACGGATGACAAGGAGCAGACATCACATGTCCTTTACAGAATCGAAATCTGGGATACTAAGAGTACATCGGTTACAGCCTTGAAAGTTGATAAGGCATTATCAGCAATGGGGCTAAAGAGAGTATTATGCAAAGATATTGATGATGCATCAGGACTTAGACACAAGAAAATGAATTATGAAGCATATTATGATAGTGATTACATCTATCACGGTATGTAACTGATAAGGAGGAATTATATAATGCTAGCAAATGGCGCTAAATTATCATATGACAAGACAAACAAGGGAACTTCTTTTACTGACCTTCCAGGGTTGAAGAAGATTCCTGACATGGGTATTGAAAAAGAAAAAGTTGAAAACTCTTCACTTGATGATGCAGTTAAGGTCTATGAGTTTGGTATCGGAGACCCTGGAGACCTTGAATATACATTCAAGTATGACAACAGCAAAGAAACTTCTTCATACAGATTAATGAGGGAGCTAGAAAAAACAGGAGCTACCGCAATGTTCAAGGAAACATTGAAGGACGGCACTACAACTACATTCTCGGGACAGGTCACTGTTAAAAGAGCGGGCGGTGGTGTCAATGATGCTATTGAATTCACTGTTGCAATCGCATTACAGTCTGAACTCACTATTGCTGACCCAGGAGAAGCAGTAGCGCATTCTGAGGAAACTGCATCTGAAGCAGTAGCAGCATAGAAAGGAAGATATAGATAAATGGCAGAAAAAGCAAAAAGAAAACCGTTCATTATTTGGAAAATCGGTGAAGAAGAATACAAATTAAAACTGACAACAGGTGAAATCTCTAGACTAGAACAGATGTATGGTGGAAGTCTTATCAACCTTCTTAATACAGAAACAGGCATGACACCATTATGTACTATGTTAGACATTACCCATGGTGGTCTTCAGAAATTCAACAGTAACATCGACAGAAGTGATGTGAATGATATGTTTGATAGATACATCGATGAAGGTGGCTCACAGACAGAGTTCCTTAGTGATGTTCTTATTCCATTGTTCCAGGTATCGGGTTTTTTCTCTGGGGCTCTCGAAACGAAAATGGAAAAGGAAATGGCGGAAGCCAAGAAGAATCTCTAGAAGATATCCTGATTACAGATTACATATACAAGGCGGTCTATGATCCAGCGCTTGATGCTGGAGTAGACCCCTTTTCATTTTGGAATTATTCGTTAGATGAGCTATACGATATTATTTCAGCGCATGAAAGAAAGAAAAAAGAAATGGTGCGACAGGAAGCGATATCTCTTCAGATACAGGCCCTTCAGATAAGGGATTGTATTTCTGCTGTCCTTAACGGCAAGGATGATTCATTCACTCCTGCACAATTGTGGGACTTCTATCCTTCACTTTTTGAAGAGGATAGGAAAGAGTTTGAAAAAGAGAAGGAAAGAAAAGAGATTGCAAGCGCTAGATCTTCTCGTATTGCCTTCAGTAGAAGACATAATGAAGCACTAAGAAAAAGAAAGGCGGTGATGCAGAATGACGGTAGAGGAACTGCAGATAGTAATATCTGCACAGACGAAATCAGCGAAATCAGAACTGAACAGCGTGAAGAATGAAGTCACCGGCCTAAAGAATCATGTTGATAAGGTCACAGGATCAATTGGCAATTCATTCAAGAGTATCCGCAATATTGTGGCGGGTCTTGGTATTGCTTCTCTGATTAAATCAACAATATTAGGTAATGTTGATGCTGCAATCAAGAGAGTTGATACTCTTAGCAATTATAGCCGTGTGATGTCTAATCTAGGCGCTGGCAGTGTTCAAGCGAATGCATCTGTACAGAAACTAAGCAATAAGCTTATTGGGCTCCCAACAACCTTAGACGATGCATCAGGCGCAGTGCAGAGATTCACATCAGTGAACAGTAATATCTCAAGATCAACAGATATGTTCCTTGCACTTAATAATGCTATTCTAGCCGGTGGTGCAAGCTCTGAGATACAGAAATCAGCACTTGAACAGTTGTCACAGTCATATGCCAAGGGTAAACCGGATATGTTCGAATGGCGTTCAGCGATGACTGCAATGCCTGCACAGATGAAACAGGTTGCTGAGGCCATGGGCTTTGTCAATGCTTCCGCACTAGGTGAGGCTTTGAGAAACGGAACGGTATCAATGGACCAGTTCATGGATACAATTATGAAGTTAAATACACAGGGCATTAACGGCTATCAGTCATTTGAGGAACAGGCAAGAAATGCCACAGGTGGAATTGCTACATCAATCGCTAATATGAGAACAGCCATTGTTAGAGGTATGTCAGATGTAATGAACACAATCGGACAGTCTAATATTGCTGGATTTTTTACAAATATTGCAAAGGCGATTAATTCATGCATCCCATATGTTGTTGCATTCACTAAAGTTGTTATGGTCGCCGTTGGGTATCTGACGGCATTGTTTGGCGGCAAGTCTAAGAAGTTGAGTTCTTCTTTTGGCGGAGTGTCAAACAATGCTAAGAAGGCAGCAGGAAACACAGGTGCTCTTGCAAAGAATATGAACAATGCTTCCAATAGTTCGCAGAAGCTTTCTAAAGGCGCAAGCGGAACAGGAAGCGGATTAAAGAAGGCGGCAGGTAATGCTTCTAAACTCAAGAAGGAATTGAACGGAGCTCTTGCTGGATTCGATGCAATCAATAACATCAATTCAAGCAATAGTTCAAATGATCCATCTTCAGGTGGCTCAGGTGGTTCGGGCGGTGCTGGTGGTTCCGGTGGTGATATCGGCGGATTCAGCATGGATGACAGTGGTGCAGAAGAACAGAAAGGGCTTCTTGAAGAAGTAGACAAGCAGTTAGAAGAAATCAAGAAGAAGGTTGCAGAATTCTTCCAGCCATTAAAGCAGTCATGGGATAAGTTTGGTGCGCCGATGATTGCAGCCGCTGTATTTGCATTCAGTGGCATTAGAAGTCTCCTATCAGAAATAGGCAAATCAATGTATACAGTATGGGAAAACGGCACGGGTGCAAAGACTGTCGAACTGATATTGAAGATATTCACTAACATATTCAAGATAATTGGCAATATCTCTCAAGGATTGGCCGATGCATGGAACACTGCAGGCCTAGGTGATTCAATCATCCAGCATTTATGGAATATATTTAACTCTATATTGAAGATCATCAATGAGATTCTTAAAATTGTGAGAGATATTACTAAAGCGATTGACTGGACTATTGTACTAGGTGCAGTAAATGTGGTTCTCGGTATCATTGACGGGTTATTCTCTTTCATAGCGGATAATGTAGGTCTTATTCTTGGCATACTTTCAGCTATTGCGGGATTATCATTATTTTCTACTCTTGCTGGAATCCTAGGCACTGTTGTTACACAAATCCAGCTTGCGGTTGGAATTTTTGCTGGATGGACATCGCTCGCAACTGCATTGAGCGGTGCGTTTGGAATTCTTCCACAGATATTCGCATCTATTGTAATGGCTGTGAATCCTGTAAATGTCATCATAGGGGCAGTCATTGCTACAGTGGTAGACTTATGGCAGAAGAGTAAGAGTTTCAGAGATGATATAGTAAGCATTCTAGGAAATATCGCCACTATTGTTCAGAAGGTATTTCTAAATATTGTGGCACCTATCATTGATACAGTTGGTAAAATCATCATGGATTTTGTGGAAACTGTTCTCAAACCGTTGTGGAACGCATGGGAGAATGTATTCCAGAGCATAATGGGATTATTAAGTGATTTTCTAAAGTTCGCCACACCTATATTCAGCACAATTCTTGATATTCTAGGACCTGTATTCGAATTGGCCTTAACACTATTGAGAGGTGTATTTGATATGGTATTTGCTGCAATCAGAGGAATTATTGAACGTGCAGACAAAACAATCTGCGAAAGAGTCAACAATATCAGAGAATTCTTCCGTAATCTAGGTGAATGGATGGAAGGAACTTTCGGTTTCAAATGGAAGAATGTGTTTGAAACGGTTAAGAATGCCGTCAAGGCGTTCAGAGACTACGTGGGTCCTATCATTAATTCATTGGAAGTTATTTTCTTGGGTCTTACTAGCTTTATCAGTGGTGTATTCTCAGGAAACTGGAGAAGAGCATGGTTTGGTGTTAGACAGATATTTGAGGGTATTGTTTCCGGATTAGGAGCCATCTTCAAGGCTCCATTGAATTTCATGATTGATGGAATCAATAAATTCTTAAGCGGCATCGGCAAGGTAAAGATTCCTGACTGGGTTCCTGGAGTCGGTGGAAAAGGATTCTCAATTCCTAAGATTCCTAGACTTGCAAAAGGTGGTATCGTTAGTGCATCCACTATTGCCAATATTGGTGAAGCAGGAACAGAAGCAGTAATACCATTACAGAGAAACACACAGGGACTTGATATGATTGCTGAAAAGATTTCAGAAAGATTATCACTTCCTCAGAATGACGGCACAGGCGCTACCTATGTCATTAAATTAGTACTTGATGACGGTAGAGTAATCACTAAGATGGTGATTGACAATATCAAGGACTATGAAGCACGCACAGGCAAGCCTGTATTTGACTATTAGGAGGTGGAATAAATGGCAGATGAAGCGAAAATCAAGATAAACGGAACACTTATTCCGACTCCTTCAGAGATCAGCGTAGAAATCAATGATTTAGATTCGGATAGTGTCAGACCTGTTTCAACAGGCATCTTAAGAAGAAATAGAATACGTTCTAACATGCTTAAAATTACATGTACATATAAGTTGAATACATTCACAGATGTAATGAATATTCTGAAGGTACTCACTCCGGCAGAGTTCACGGCAGAACTCTACATTCCCGATCATGGTATCAGAGGAACCAAGAAGATGTATGCTTCAAATAAGAAGTACAATTATAAGAGAGTGCAGTCTGGTCTAAAGGCAGATTCATTCTCTTTCTCTCTGATTGAGGTGTGATCATATGCTTATAAAATATGGAGAGACAAATGTAACGGACAGACTTCTTGATTATAAGATGTCTGTTTCTTTTGCTGACTGCCGTATGATAGGCAACGTGCCATCAATTGAACTGACAATGAAGTTCGATAATTATGACGGCATTCTTGACAATATCGACATCAGCAAGTACTGGGAAGTCAAGGAGAATGATGCATCTGATACAAGATACTTCAAGGTGTATGATCAGCCGGAGAAGTACACCAAGGAACTCACTCTCAAGATGTATGATAACAACTATTCTCTTGACAAAGCATACGATACTAAACTGTCTTATCCTGTCACTATAAAAGACCAGCTAGACGAGATTGAAAGTCTGACTGGTCTTTCTATTATTCGTGAAGGAATACCGCAGTACGTTCTTGATAAGAGCGTATCATGGTACGATAACACGATTGTGATAAGAAACTATCTCGGATGGATTGCTGAACTGTTCGGGGCAAATGTCTATGCAGAGGGAATTGATTCTATTAGGTTTGTACCAATTGAAAAGAGCGCCTTTGCAGCTACACAGGATTTAACAGACTATGAGAAGAATGAGGTGTATACACTCACAAGAGTATATGCTGAAAATGGTCTCAATCCTCTTTCTAAAGGCGACGAAACAGGCAATACGCTGTTTATTGATTCAGCAAATCTGTATGCAGATGAACAGAGCATTATAGACAGCATCTATGACAGACTTAAAGGATTGACTTTCAACCAGGTGAAGAATGTCACAATGATATCTGTTGATAATCTTCTTCCTGGTGCTCTTGTCAATTATAACAGTAATGAATTCACTTTCTTTGTATCGGATCTTACTGTCAGTTATAAAGGTGGACAGTTCTCTATGTCTACGGTTGACGGCAGTGTGACAACAAAGAATGAAGAAAAGACAGTGAATCGTGTATCTAATACAACACGAATCAGAAAGCTGCAGGTCCAGCAGGACCAGGAATCATTGAAACTAGATATAATCGCAAAGGAACAGGAAGGCATCAATGACAAGGTGGCTCAATTAAGCCTGTCCAATGAGAAGATATCGCTAAGGGTTTCAGAAGTTGAAGAAAAGGCTGGAGAAGCAATCAAACAAGCACAGGGGTCTGTTAAGAAATTCGTATGTGAATATGCTGAATCGAAAGATGGGCTTATTCCTCCTGATACAGGCTGGGGAGAAAATGCCCCAGTATGGCATGATGGCATATATATCTGGCAGAGAACTGCCACTACAATCAACGATACTATCACTTACAGCACTCCTGTATGCATCACAGGGGCAAAAGGAGAAGATGCTATATTATTATACATTGACTCCTCAAACGGCAATCTGTTCAAGAATACAGGCATTTCAACCACTCTTACAGTCACTATAATCATAGGTCATACAACTATAGACAATTCAGAGAAATTAGAACAGGTATTCGGAAGTGATGCATATCTTCAGTGGCTGTATAAGCCATTAGGAAGCAATGACTATATAACAATAGCTAGAGATGACACAAGGCTGTCAGATGGTGGCTTTATTTTCACTATCAGTCCTGGGGATGTTGATACAAAGACAGTGTTTAGCTGCGAACTAAATTATTAGAAGGAGATAGATAGACGATGGCAGTAAAAGTAAGTAATCAGACGACTATTCTTGATATTACTGATGGGTTTTCAGTGATCATGACAAATGAGAACTATACATTTTTAGGGAATACAACTTCAGTAGCATCGACACAGTCAACAACTACACAGATTATGGTCATGCAAGGGACCGAGCAGATACCTTGCAAAATCGGGCAGATGACATGTCCAACAGGAATTTCAGCGGTTTCTGATGGCAAGAGCCCTGTGCCTACTGTCACTATTACAGCGACAACAGCAGTCAGACAGAATGGTTCTTTTAATATTCCTATCATTGCTGATGATGTCACGTTGAATAAGACATTCTCTTATTCTATTGCCTTCACTGGTCAGAAAGGTGATACAGGCGCAAAAGGTGATAAAGGAGAAACAGGAGCAACAGGTGCGCCTGGTTCAAAAGGTGATAAAGGAGACAAGGGTGCTGATGCGCTAACTCTTGTCATCATTTCTTCAAACGGCAACATCTTCAAGAATAGTGCGATTGCAACAACATTAAGCGCTCATGTATACAAGGGCGGTAAGGAAATGACAGGTACAGAACTAAGCGCACTTGGAACTATTAAGTGGTACAAGGATGGTTCTTCAACTGTATATAAGACAGGAAGCGCAATTACAATCAGCGCTGGTGATGTTGAAAGCCGTGCAACATTCACTGCTCAATTAGAAGGGTAATCGCATGATTAAGGCATCAGCAAGCGTAACTCTTGCAAGAGTCAACGATGGAGAAGACGGACAGGGCATCCGTTCAATCACTCCAGAATATTACTTGTCTGATTCTTCAACACAAATGCCTGATGAAAACAGTGACGGATGGAAAAGTGTTCCGGATGACTATATTGACAAGCATTATTACTGGGTGAGATCAAGAATACTATGGGATGATGGAACGTATACAACAACTACACCGACACTTGCAAATGACTTGAAATCAATCATTGATGACTATGATAACAGAATCAACAATATGAACAGTCAGCTGCAGCAGGCAACCAAGGATGCTTCTTCGTCTATAGAGCAGACTAAGACATCTATTTTACAGACGGTCTCAGAAAACTATTTTAGTGCGACAGACGGCTCGAACCTTGCCTCTACAGTGTCTACTTTGAAACAGACAACAGATACTATTCAGATGGATTTTGTCAAGAAAGAAGACTTTAATTCTCTTTCTGATACTGTATCAAACAATCAGACTCAGCTGAACACTTATATCAGATTCAATGCGGAAGGCATCGAGATAGGTAAACAGGATTCGGAGTTCAAAACAAGACAGACAAATAGCAAATATTCGATACTTCAGAACAACGATGAAGTAGCATACTTTGCTAACAATAGAATGTATAATTCGAACATCGAAGTTTCTAGTTCTTTAAGAATTGGAAACTTCGGATTCATTATTAACAGCGATGGATCATTGACTTTCAAGAAAGTAGGTGGTGACTAATGGCAACATCTTCATCATGCTCCGCTTCGTTTTCGAGTGGAAATGGTAATGTCACAATGACAATGACACGAACAAGTGTCAATGTGGATGGCAACTATGATTTGTGGACTGCTAAACTGACAATGTACTATAAGTGGAATATCAATTCCAGTGCTACAAAATACGGCTCTATGTGGGCGAACGGAGTGCTTATATGGTCGGGTGGTGTAAGTGTCGGCACGAGTGGTGGAACTAAGACTCTTGCGACAGTCACGAACATCAAGATTCCTCATGATAACAATGGGGGAAAGCATTTTGATTTCTCATTCTCACAGGAATTGAAGGTAACCCTTTCAGGCCACTATGTAGGCAGTGTGTCTGCTTCGGGTGGTATCGACTGCGATGTCATTCCTAGAGCAACCAAGCCATACTGTTCTCCAGCATCAGTTTATTTTGGAAACAGTGTAACAATCAAGACCCCTAGAGCATCATCTGATTTCGGACATGTAATATCGTACAGTTATTATGATACGAACGTACAGATTGCGGACAATCAGTGGAATGATGAATTCAAGTGGACAGTTCCGGTTTCGCTTATTGATAAGATGACTAATGCATCACAGTCTTATCTTACTTTTAAGGTTGATACGTATAATCGCGCCGGAAAGTACATCGGCACTAACTACTGTCGATTAGATTTGTTGATGCCATCGGGATATGAGCCTACTATCACAGGAATCACATACGCAAATGATGATACAGCCATTGCGAACAGATTCGGTGCATCAACAATTATTCAAGGCATTTCGAAAGTTAAATTCAATGTCTCTACTTCAACGAAGAACGGTGCAAAAATCACTTACTATTACAATGAGGTCGATGGACAGATTGCTCAAGGGCCTAATGCATGGTTCATTACTCAACCATTTAAGTCATCTGGTACAGTTGTGCTTAAAACAACAGTTACGGATTCAAGAGGGCAGAAGGCTACACTTTCAAAGAACATTGCTGTCACAGAATGGTATTCACCGACTGTTAAGAACGTCACTGCGCAGCGTTGGAATGTATCGACTAACAAAGCAGACGATGACGGCACAGCAGTGAAGATTACTTATTCATTTTCAGTTGCACCTGTTGCAAATAAAAATGATAAGACTGTCATGATCCAGTATAAAAACGGCGAGGTATGGACTACTCTTGCGACTTATACAGATTCATACAGTGGTGAGAACAAGGTATATATATCATCTGCCGGCAAATTCAATACGGATAATGCCTACTCGTTCAGAGTGCTTGTGAAGGATTACTTCACGACAGACGGTGTTGCATCTTATGCTGCTATTGCTCCTTCATTTAAGCTGCTTGATTTTTCGGCTGATGGCAGAGGAATTGGAGTTGGATGCAAGGCAGAGAGTGGTAAGTTAAAGGTAGATATGCCTCTTGAAGCGCAGTCATTTAATGGGTATGTATTTGATTTTGATACAGAGAATCAAGTAGATACGTGGGTGCCCGTGATGAAAGAAGAGAAAATACAGCACTTATGGATTGGTTGGTCTCCTTGGTTTTCATGTGGTACTAATGGTTGCAACGTCACTTTGAAGTATAGATATAACGAAGCCCTGAGACTATGCGAATTGAATTGGGATGGTTCGGTCAATGCGACAATCATTAATAATACAATAGGTTATATGTGGAATGGGTTTCCACTAGATAAATCACCAAAAAAGAATGTATTTATTCCTGTACAGACGCAGAGTTCCGATTTAACGTTGAGGTTTTACCCTGTCACAAATGATGTAACAGCAAACCATTGGACGTTAACGGCAATGCATGGAACAGTATCAACAGCGTACGTGTGCGGTACATTTATTTACTCATATGCTTAAAAAAAGGAGAAGAAAATATGAAATTATATGATACATCATTGAAATACATGGATGCGATTAACGCAGTCGGAGGCACTATTGTAGCAGTGTTAACTGCTGCATTAGGCACGCACTGGTTTTTATTTGTAGGATTTTTAATCCTAAATATCATTGATTATATTACAGGAGTTAGAAAATCACGTTTGACTGGCAAAGAGAATTCTGCTAAGGGAGTGCGTGGTGTATGGAAAAAGTTAGGGTACTGGTTAATGGTACTCGTTGCTTTTCTCGCATCAGCGATTTTTATCGAAGTCGGTCAGACTATCAATGTTGATCTAACAATTACTACTTATGTTGGATGGTTTACTTTAGCATCACTTATTATCAATGAATTAAGAAGCAT